CTCTAGTTCTAAAGCTGAGGGAATGTCTCACAGAGACAAGTCAAACAAGTAAAGGTCAAGCGAGAGAATAAAAACAACCTTTCACTTGCCTCCTACCTCCTGTCGGGTTATTAGTACACCCGAAAGTACTACACCTCAAAAGAGGTTTCTCACCGTGAATGAAACAAGCCAGGGTAGGTTTTACGATACTCATAGCACTGTGCTAGAGTCTTGTGATCCTACCTCCTATCCTACCACCACAACCGTAACTACTTGGGACCAGGGGTATACGAACTCTCGTTCGGGTACCAGTAATCCCTTTTGGCGTCGGCTGGTGGCTTCTGGACAGGATGCGACTACCTCGTTCGATGGCGTACTTCATCGCCTCGTCAGGTATTCACCCGGTTCGTTTTATATACGTTACGGTTACTGCCCCCAACCATACTTTCCCCGTCTCCGTTCTGGAAACGGGTGTCAGAGTGGTCGTGTTGCAGTAGTCAGTAGCGTTCCCGGTGAGAGTGGTACTGCCGCACTCAATCAGGCAAAAACGGCGTTCGTTAAGAAAGCTAAGAAGCATATCAACCCCTTTCAGGGGATGGTTGCCCTTGGCGAGCTCAACAAAACGCTGCGCATGCTAAAAAGTCCTCTGCGTTCTCTCATGGGAGGTCTCAAGACCTATCACTCGACACTCAAGAAAGTGCCGAAAGGTCTTAAGTCCGAACTTCGAAAGAAGGCGTTGACTGATACCTACCTCGAGTTTACCTATGGTGTTACCCCTCTTTTGGGGGACATTCAAGGTGCTCGTGAGCTCTTAGCAGATCTCCGCTCTAAGCGCCCTTTCGAGATAATTCGTATCTCTGGACGTGGAAAGCAGGTATTTGCTGCCTACGAATCTTACGGGACTACTTCTGGTGGCGTGAACTACAATAATGTAGATCTCATCACCGCGGAATATTCCTATATTATTCGGGGCGGGCTCAAGGTATCTCCTGTTGGTTGCGACCCCCTGGCTGCTGCTGGATTTTCTTTTGAGAATTTCCTGCCTTCAGCATGGGAGCTTCTACCTTACAGTTTTTTAGCTGACTATGTCGCGAATATCGGTGACATAATCGATGCGTTTTCTCTCATTAACGGAAAGCTTGCATGGTGTTCGCAAAGCTCCCGCATTATCCATAGGCGGAAATCAGAAAAGATTTCTCTTCCTGATGTCCTCTATGTCAATAGTGTTGAGAGATCGTTCAAGCCAGGTTGTCATGAGTTCTATCAGAAGATTGTTTCTAGGCGTAAGCTGACTTCCGTCATCCCAGACTTTGGGTTTCGGTTGCCCGGCTTTGGCTCTAGGCAGTCTTTGAATGCTGCCGTACTCGCTTTGAGTAAGACAGTTAGAACTCCTTTCTACTAATCCCAGGAGAGCGTGTAATGGACAAGCATAAGTTTCTCAGAAGCCTTCATGAAGAACTGTTTATCTCTTACTCCGAGATGGCATTCGAACGTGGATATGTTTCTAAATATCCGGTTCGCGATGTCGTCAAGGAGTTGGACAACGCGGTTCTAACTGAAGGCATTGAGGCCCTTAAGCAACTCCTTCGCACGCAGTAGCTCTCCAACCTGGAGGTACTTTTCATGACGTACGGAGTCACAAGCCCTGTCACTGGCGCTGCGCAAACCGGCTTTACCTCGCCGACTTACACGCTTACCAGTGACGTCGCTCCCGATATTAACGGCAAACAGCATGCGGTTACCGCCGTTGGCGGTACGCAGTCTGGTGTTGACGCTAGTACCGTGTCGCGACCCTTCTCCCTGACTTTCATTCGGCCCAAGCAGCTACGTCAGCTTGGAAATCCGAATCCAGTCACTGGGGTGATCTCCAACGTGCCACGAAACACGTACAAGCTCATCACCCGTAAGGGTGTTTTGCCGCTCGCAGGTCAGCCGAGTCAGACCATGATCATCACCACGGTTATTGAGGTGGTGGCCGGGTCCGACACTGCTGACGCTTCGAATGTACGCGCTGCACTCTCTCTGCATATCGGTGCCCTTTCCCAGCAGTCTGCTGGGATCGGTGATACCTCGGTTACGGGCATCTTCTAGATGTCCGCCTTCGAGGTTTTCATCCTTATGCTAGTAAAGGCAATTGAGAAATATCTCGATAAACTCATCAACTTGATGAGCTAAGGGAATTCTCGTTCCTTTACTTGGAGTGTTGTGTCACTTGGAGACTAACCCATGAAGGTTTCTTCTGAGCTTTTACTCCAATATGTCTATCAGGACCTTTCGGACGTGAATACGTCTAATCGGCCCGAGGCTAGGTGGTTCGAGTTTTCCGCTAGGGCTTTACAGAACGGTATCTTATCTAAGATGACCGAGCATGTTCAGCCTGATGCAGATTCTCGCGCCCTTGATAAGTTTCTCAGCGTTAACGAGAACTTACCAAACCTACCCCTGGTGAGTGATCTTTACGATGACTACTTACTTGGCGAACTCCGTAAGGAGCTTGACAGGTTTTGGTATTCATCGGGGGATCAACCACTGGTTGGCAGTCTTCACCAACTTTTCCTGTTGGGTAAGACTGGTCCCGGGAAGAGTATCGGTAGCGAGTTTAATGATGCTTATTGTAAGCTTCATCAAAGCAAGCTATCGACTACCTCTCCTGAACTCTATAAATCTTATAGAGCCTCCGTCTCAACCTTCCCACTTACCGACGCTTCTGAGAAACTCAGAGCCGAAGAAGTTGGAGAGTTCGACGTTGTGAGACATAGCAAACTTCTCTTCGTGCCGAAACGTACTGACATCTCCCGTACCATCTGTGTAGAACCGAGCTTGAATATGTTCTATCAACTCGGTTTGGCACAGGTTCTTGAGGAGAGGCTGCGTCAGGTCTATTCCATTGACCTGACTAAGCAGCCTGACCTCAATAGGGAGCTGACACGGCTTGGAAGTGTTGATGGTAGCTATGCTACCATCGATCTTTCCTCTGCTTCCGATAGCTTTTCGATAGGTGTTCTTAGGGACATTTTACCACGAGGTTTCTTTTCGTGGCTGATGTCACTGAGGACTCCATCAGTGAAGCTACCGGACGGCCGTGTGATTGCCTTGAAGATGATCTCAACCATGGGAAATGGTTTTACCTTCCCACTTGAAACCCTTGTCTTCGCAGCAATCGTCAGTGTATGCTATCGTCTGTCTGGCGTTCAGCTTCTGAGAAATCAGAGAGTTGGCGACAGATGGGTACCTGGAAACTTCGGTGTGTTTGGTGACGACATTATTGTGGAGAGTAGAATCTTCTCCAAAGTAAAACGTCTCCTTACCTGCCTTGGCTTCAAGGTTAACGATAGCAAGACCTTTGTTGAAGGTCCGTTTCGCGAATCCTGTGGGCATGACTACTTTTGTGGTCATTTCGTGCGTAGTGTGTACATAAAGACACTACGTACGCCACAGGACAGGTACGTTGCCATTAACATGCTTAATAACTGGTCAGCAGAGAGTGGTATTTCTCTGCCTAGAACAGTTAGGTACCTGCTGAGGAGCGTTCGGAAGGTATTTGTACCACCGACCGAAGGTTACGATGCAGGTATACATGTTCCCTTCTCAATGATTGATAAGCCCCGGTATGGTAAGAATCGATCTGTGAAATACAGGTCTTTCAAACCAATTCCTAGGGTTCATCGGATCGCTGAGGATGGGTCTATTAAGCAGAGGTCTCACTTGATAGTCAATCCTTACGGGTTGATTATTTCGTTTGTCTCTGGCCACGTACGCTCACAGGCGATCACTCTTAGGCAAAGAGCGACTCGCTATGTGATGAAGCCGGGTATTAGTCCTAATTGGGACTATTTCCCGTTTGCCCGCTCTAACAGGCGGTTTAGTTTCACACAGTGGGGAACTGCTGTGTATTTTAACTCGTGGGGGTAACCCCATAAGTTAAGATTGGACCCAAAGAAGGAAGAGAAATCCTTCTCTCAAAGATGC